GTAATTGAAGTGGCATTAGTTAAGTCCGTTGCCACGTTATCATTGCCACAAATTAACGTAAAGCTAGTGGTGGTATCACCAATTTTAACCGTTTGTGGTGAAGTATCGGTAAAGCTAAGCGTTTTCGCCATCTTTAGGCGCCTCCTTCTCGGCCAACTTGGCATTGAGCTGGTCAATTTGAACTTGAGCCATCGCTAATTGCTGATCTTTAACGGCAATCGCTTGGGCATAGTTACTCGTCATCTTGTTAATTAAAGCTTGTGCATCGATATTCATATTTTAAGCCTCCTGTGTGGTTGTTGTGGTTGGTTTCAGAGCAGTCAGACTGTCAATCAGTGTGGTTAACACCTTTAATTTAACACTATCAATGCCGGCCTTAATAGCGGTGTTAAACTCGTCCATGGTAATGCTGACCTGTGAGCTAATCGCTAGCGTGTTAACCTGAATGCTGATCGTCATAATGTTGTTCGTGTAATCTGGTTTATAATTCGTAATCAAAATACTATCCATTTAATCTGGCCTCCAATTTATCTAATCTAGCTTCCAATTCCATATTGTGCCCATTTAGTTGGTCAATTTCCTTCTGTTGTTCCTGAACTGTGGCTAGGGTGGCATTTAAAAGCACACTGTCATCCACCCCATTTAACTTGCCGTTTTCATCACGGCTGATAAATACGTCCGGTAATTGCCACTGTTTTGTTACATTAACGTCGTCAACAATGCTAGATAATCGCAAATGACTGGTATTATCGTCGGTTTTATACTGATAAGTTGCTAGGTCAATTGAGTTAACTAGTTGCGCCCAATAAGCCGTATCAGCCTTTTGAACATCCTTCTTAACACTTAATAGGGACGATTTAACCAGGCTAGTGTAGTGAACGGCACCAGCATAGATGTCAACGGCACCACCTTTCCCCATTGCAAAGTGAATAGCTTGATTATCAGCACTGGTAAACGTATGACCGGTATTAATTTGGAAGTTACCAATATCTAGTTCGCGATGCAAGAAAATATTGTTAGAACCAGCAGTGTCGATACCGAAGTCAGCAATATCATTGCTATTAATATCTCTAATTCGCCAATAAGAAGAATTCGCTTGTGCATATATATTGCCGTAAGCATCCATAGTAATCCCGTTACTGCCAATATTATCGGCATTACCAGCAAAGTTTATTTTTTGTGTTGGCCCGTATAGATAGATTCCTGAGGCTGGTGTTACGTTAACATAGCCTGTGATTGTCTCCGGATTGGAAAAAGTTGTATCTTTGGCTGACGTATAACCTGATTGTGACTCAAAACCTTGACCGTTAATTACTGAATCATAAGCTAAGTACTGCCCACTGCCGATCATTGAGCGATATTTATAGCTAATCGCCCCAGATTCAACGCTTGATTGCAGTCCAACTGCACTGTCAAAGTACGTCGACTTATACGCCCCGTCTGGCGTAATAGTCATTGGATAATATTTAGCGGTGTTATTGGCATTGCTAATGATGTCGCCCCCATGGAACGTTGTCCCGTTAATGGTTGAACCATTAATAACTGATCCATCTATTTCGCCAGCACTGACAACATTACCTGTGTCTGGCTGGTAACCTGTTGATTGAGCAGTTTGTGTTAGCATAGGCGAACTAAACAATGCGTGACCAGTACCGTTGTAGGCCCAATACTGTAGTCCAACATAGGCAGCATTACTTGGAGATACTGCATTGTTTATTGTGATGTATCTCCATGGCTGAGCTGAACTAATACCGGACCATGTTTGACCAACATATCCATTAATTCTATTACCATTTGTGTCAAAGAATGCTAGGGTAAACTGATATAACATATTAGGGTCGCTACCATCTTCAATAAACCAAACTGACGCACTATACGGCTGCCCCGTTAGTCCATTTAATGGATACAGCTTAGACTGTGCAAAAGTAGTCCATACTGCGCCGCCAGTCGAAGAGTTAAATCCAATTGAAGGCACACCGTCATGCAAAGTAGCATTTGAATAGTATCCTTTAGTGAATAAATTCCAACCGGGAATTAGTGTATTTGGATATGTGCCAGAATTACCTAATAATGCCGCATTATAAACTAGGTTAGTAACACCCCGGATTGTTAAATTGCTAGCCACCACATTACCGTTTGCATCGGTTGTAAATGAGCCATTTGGCGTGCTGAATGAGTTGGCAACAATATCGACACCTTTTAAGGAACCGGTTGTAACATCACCTAAATTGGCACTTAATGCCGATAGTTTGCCAACATTTAACCGGTCAGTGCTGAGTGTTCCAGTGGTGATGTTTGATGCGTCCAATTTAGCCACTGTTACTTTACTAGCATCAATTGAGCCAGTAATAATATGGTCAGCACTAATGTTGCCCATTTTAGCGTCAGTAATAGCGGCGTCAGCTATTTCAGCTGTGCCAATCACAGCGGCATCAATCACCGTCTTAGTGGTAATATGCACGACTGAGCCATCTTCAACCCCGGCACTTAAAGCTGTGTAATCAGCACTAGCTTGGTTAGCCGCACTAGCCGCCTGTGATGCAACCTGACTAGCATTATTGCCCGTTGACGTTGCCTGTGAAGCTACGATAGCGGCACTAGAAGCGGCTTGACTAGCTACCGATACACTAGACTGCATGTTATCAATGTCAGTGTTAAAGCTATTGCTTAAGGCGGTCTGTACATTGCTTAGAGCCGTATTGTAAGCGTCTGTGAGGCTCTTATAAGTGTCCCGATTAACGTCACTAGCTTTAGTGGTATCCATTAAGATGGTCGTCATAAAGGTATTCAGGTTAGTGTAGGCCGTGGTTAAAGCAGTCGTACTGATACTGGCATCTTTAGCCCGGGCTAGCAGCACATTATACTGGCTAGTTAACCCGGCATATTGTGCTGCTTGGGTCTGCTTTTCAATGACGCTCATTAAATTGGGATCGTTTAAATCGGCAACGCCACTAGCCGCATTATCAGCCGTATTTTGCGCGTTGATAATCTTAATGCCATCATCGGTTAAGATGACTTGAGTTGCATTAGATTCAGCCATCTAATTCACCTCCCTTCTAATCGGCCGTGCTATCATTTTCATTGATTGTCCCTTTATCAATCACACTAGCTACCGGCCGTTTGGTGATGGGAATCGTGTACACTTTTTCCTTTTCAGCTGAATAGGGGTCAATTTCTAGTACCCGGGTGTTGAAGGTCACTAACAAGTAGGCCTGTGTGCCCTGGTAAAAGACGTTACAAGTTTCAACTTCACGGCTTTCATCGGTCAAGTTGGGCATTACCATGTCATTATCAAAGTAAGCTTCAAACTCAGCCCCTTTATGCACGACATTTAAGGCCCACACTTTATGCGGGTCGTCAGTAGTCTCAGCTTCACCACCACCAGCTGCAAAGTAGAAGTAAGGGAAGTCTAAGCATTCAGATTGGTAAGTATTCTTATTAAAATCGATCCCATAATCCGTGATATTAAAGTTGTATAGCACGTTGTAATTACCAGCTAACAGGTCACTAGCTTTGAGAATGTCAGTGGAGCCATCGGAATAACCAATTGAGACCATATCATGTTGACGGTCATAGTTAATGCGGCCATATCCTTTAAGGGGCATAATCTGTTGAACACGACTATCAGTAGGCTGTAAAGTAAGCCCCGCTACATATGGGAACCGCACGAGAATGTAATTACCATCGTTCTTTAAGCTGACAATGTTCCAGATATAGACCGTGTTATTGACTTCCTGCACGCCGAACGTCCCACCATGTTGTCCATGGATTTGTAACATCACTGACTGCACGGCAAACTTGCTATCCTGTAAAGCAAACATGGTATCACTAGAGCCACTGTCATCACGAGCCCGACTAGTTAGGTACTGCCCATTGCTTAAACGTGCCATGTATTGAGTGGCTGAATGAGCTCCATTATCATCAGGGCCATAGACGCCTAAATAACTAATCCCGGTGGTATCTAGCTTAATTTCCGGGTCATCTTGGATATAGTCGGATTCAATTGTTCCGTGTAAGGTGCCCACAGCGTTACTAGCCGCATTAATTAAGTAGCCTGTTTGCTTATAGCTACTATCGACCGTGCCATCAGTGTTATAACGGCGCCAGATAAAGCCCTTGCTGTCAATGTATGATGAAATATTAGTGCTACCTTCCCAAGCCTGTAAGATTAAGCGTTTAGTCTGCGTAGTATCCGTGAAGTTGTTACCGTCAGGCGTTAAAGCAACCGGTTTAATTGAACTAGCGTCCTTCTTAGCTTCATCAACCGCTTTACTGAGTGCATTCTGGTACTGTTCCATCCATGCTGGCGTGGCTACTTGAACCGTTGTATACTCACCAAAGCCGACTGTGTTGCCATACGGGTTAGCAAAACTGATTGTCCGTTGAATAACCCGGCCACTAGCGTCTAATACGGGGTCAATTAACTCATCTTTAAACCTAATCGTGGCTCCTAAAGGCGGATTAAAGTTGGGTGTTACATTCACCTCATAATACGTTCTAGGGTGATTATATAGTTTGAGCATATCCTGAGCCCAGGACTTTAAACCGGCTGAGTTACTAATCTGATTAGCAGTAACAATGGCTTCATAGTACAGGCCGGCTTGCCAATCAGGGTTATATTTCTGATTAGCCTCATCATCAACGATATAGGGCTTACCATCATTGACCACTGCAATCGTGCTACCATTAGCGCCATATGGGATTAGCTTAGTGACAGGTGTTGAGACGGTTGTCCGTTTAATGCTGGTCATGTTTTTACCGAATACCGCCTCGTTATAAACCACATCATTGTTCAGCTGGTCAGTGATGACACATACCTTTTTCGTGATGTTTCCTTGGCTATCAATCTCAACATAAGGATCAATCTCGACATCATAGGTTTGAATGAGTGTCTGTAGTAACGTGCTAGCTTTAGTCTTGCCGTCAATGGTAATTGTTGGGGTCATCACATTAGTGGTTTGATAGTCCAGCGTCCAGCCAGTGGCATTAAAACACTCATTAAAAGCTGTTTGAATCGTGCTGGCACTGGCAGTAGTAGCAATAGGATAATGATGAGCTAAACTGTACAAGCATAGGTTGGTAAAGTTAGCCGTTGTGACGTGTTTAACAGCGGCGGTATTGCTCTCTTCCACGCTGTATATACGCATGACATACCAATGACCCGATAGCTCGTCATAATAGGCTAAGTTGTTACCAGCCACTACTTTATCTGAATCAGGCTGGCCTTGAAGCACGTCTAATGAGCCTTGATGGTCAAACTTTTTAGATTGGGCATTTAGGTTAATCGTGCCATCAAACGTGTCACTGGTACCCACATTAACGTCATCATCATAACTGGTGCTAGTTGTGTCTGAGTCGGCTAGTTGTATCTTCACGCTGTCATTAGAGAACTTAGTAGCCCCATCAACGGTCAGGGTACCAATCCGCTTTAAATTTGAATCTAGGATTAAATACTGGTTATTTAAAGCCATCTGTTAACCTCCTTATTTTAGTTATGTAAAAAGGCCACCCTTAACGGGAAGCCTTTAAAATGTTGCTATAGTAATCTGGGTAGATATTTAAGCAACATTTTAAAGGCTTCCCGTTAAGGGTGGCCTTTTTACAT